ATCTTTACCATCAGGTAGTAATTCAGTTACTCAATTATTAGGAGTAGTAACCAAAGGTGGTAGTGGTGGAAAAGGATTGGTATTAAACCCAGGTCCTGCACAATTACCAGGTTTAGATACAGGATATATGTGGGTAGGTGGTTCAACTAATCAACCTATTGAAATAACTACTGCATCATTTGCAAGTAGTGCATCATTCAATCAATACACACAATCTAACGATAGTAAAGTAGATAGTTTAATAAATGCAACTGCATCATATGTAACTTCTGCAATAACTGCAAGTTCATTAGTAACTGCATCGGTAAATCTTAACACAATTACATTTACCAAAGGTGACGCGAGTACATTCAATATTACAGTAGACACAGGTAGTGGCGGTAGCACAATCAATACAGGTAGTTTTGCAACAACTGGTAGTAACATATTCGTAGCTGACCAAATAATAACTGGGTCTGCTGGATTTTTATATTCAAATGGTACTCCTACAAAATTAAGATTAGGTACTTCTGAAAATTTACAAAACTTTGATTTTAGAGTTACTGGTAGTGGTTTAGAACAACAACTATGGTTAATTGAAAATCAAGGTGGTGTATGGGGTAATTCATTCTTTAATAGAATGTATGTTGACTCAAATTTAAATGTAAACTCAACATTTACTGCATCATTACAAGAAGGATATGTATGGGTAGGTAATTCAAGTGGTAAAACATCAACAGTTGCAACCAGTTCATTTGGTGGAGGATTACCTTCTGGTTTATTATCATCATCAGTAACAAACTTTGTTGACTATTCACAATCAGTTGATAGCAGAATAGATGCAATTGTAACAGGTACTGGATTTGCAACAACTGGGTCTAACACATTCACAGGTGACCAAAATATATTAGGAACACTAACTGCATCATTACAAGAAGGATATGTATGGGCAGGTGGAGTAGGAAACATATCTACATTAGTTGCTACATCTTCTTTTGCAGGAGGTTCAAGTATTAATACAGGTAGTTTTGCAACAACAGGAAGTAATAACTTCTTTGGTGTTCAAACCATTAATGACCCGGCTTTAGCTGGATTAGGAAGTGGAGGAGGTGAAGTTTATCTTTTAGGTAGAAGTGGTAGCTTAGTATTGAGTAATAGTACGCAAACACCAACATATGCCGCATTAGGATGGATGACTTCATCCTTACAGAATGGAAATACAAACTTGGTCTTCGAAAGTTTTTTAGCTTCTACTAATGGTTCTACAATAATTAGTGGCTCGAATAATATATTCACTTCTCCAGCTGCTGCAAGTGCAGGAAGAATATATTACATGGAAAATAGCAATATATTCTTAAATGACTCAGGTTTTTTACCAACAATTAGTTCATCTGCAGTTATAGCAGGTGCTACACTTCCAAGATTAAGGAATAATATGTGGTTAGGTACAGGCCCCTATACAATCAATATTAATTCAGGTGTAACAAGTACCTCAACTAATACATTTGCAAATAACTTATTTTTAGGTTCAACAGGAACTACATTGAATTTAATTAATACTACGGGAAATATTGCATTTTCACACAATCTTGCAGTACAAGGAGGTGCAACAATAAATGCAGCATCTGCATCGGGTGCAACAGTTGCAACAGGTGCTTCTGGAAGTAATACGGTGACAATGGTCAGCAACTTAATGCTTGGTGGATTTATCACATACAACGGCCCTATAAGTTCATCAACACACAATATTAGCCAGAATTCTGTTCAAGGTACTATGACTTTGAATTTACAATCAGGTAGTAGACAATATACAATTCAACAAAATATTCTAAATGGTACATTAAACTTAAATGATAATGTAGTATTTAGTCCAACATTAGGTTCAGCAAATACATTTACTACCAACAATATAAATGGAACACTTACTCTAAACAATAGAGCATCTGCATCTTTAGCATTCACTGCTAATAATATTAATACTTGGACAATATCTAATGATTTTGATGCATCATCAGTAGCCAGTGCATTTAATAGGTCTTTGACAGTAAGTGGTAACGCTTTATTCGGAGCAACTTCAAATAATTTATATGCATCCGGTGCAGTTGGTGCAGTTTCTCAAAGTAAAGCATTTAGTAACAACTTATTCGCAGGACAATTTATATCTGCATCTATTGTAGCAAATGGTACGGAAGGAAATATGTATGGAACGATTGGAGCAGGTAATGACTTACATGTTGCAGGTACAAGTAGAAGAGATGCATCAAGTCAAAATGGAGCAGGTGCAACAATAGGTTCTGCATTCTTTGGTAGATATAATAAAACAGGACAAGGATTTAATACAACTGCCGAAGTTATATTTGCAGTAGGTACAGGTACATCTGGAAGTGCAGGTGTTGTGAGAAAGACTGGTTTCTTAATAGATAGTGGGTCTAACACATATGTAGAGGGAACTCTTAATGTAAGTGGTAGTTCATCATATACTGGTAGTGTAAATGGTAATGTAGTATCAATGAGTATAAACTCTAATACTGCTTCTATGGATTTCAGTTTAGGTAACTACTTTGAATTGAGTGCAAGTGTATCTCCTATTAGAATTGAATTAACTAATGTAACAGGTGGAACAACTAAAACATTAGCAATGAATGGTGTAACATCATCTACAATCGTATGGAGTTCAAATGTATTACAACCATCAGGAAGTTCATACACTGCATCTGTAAGTGGTTCAAATGATATATTATCGTTTGTAGCATTTAATAGTAGTCTTGTGAATGTAGTATCGACATTAAAAATGATATAATGATATTTCAAAACTTTGGATTTAATAGACAGGCAGTTAAAGCAGCGGCACCTGCACTTACATATGTAACTAGTGGATTAGTTTTATATTGGGATACATCGGTATCGGCTTCGTATCCAGGGAGTGGGTCAACTATTTTTGATTTAAGTGGACAAGGAAATAATGGAACATTATATAATGGTGTAACTTTTACAACATCTCCTGGTATTCCAACTTTAGCATTTACGGCAGCATCATCTCAATATGTTTTAGGGCCCACCACAGGTAGTTCAGATTTAGAAGCTGCGGGTTCTGATTTTACATATATTGGTTTAGCGAGATATACGGATACTTCGGGTAACGGAAGAACTTTATCTGCACATAATAACTGGTTAATTGGCGGTTGGAGTAATTCAACAGAGAACTTTTTTGCATCAGGCCCACAAGTCACTACATTAGGAACTGGTACAAATGATACTAACTGGCGATATTATCATGGAACAGGAGATTATCCAGCTGGATTTTATACATATTATATAAATAATACATTCAAAGCTGATAAAACAGCAAGTGGTGGAGCAGGCCCTAAGGGTGTTGCATTATGCACACACCAATCAGGAGCATCAGAATTTTCAGATGCACAGATACCATTGGTATTATTATATAATAGAGTATTAACTGATGCAGAAAGAACACAAAACTATGATTACTTTAAGAGTAAATTTAATGTAATTACATAATAAACTAAAAATAACTATTTTTTAAACATAAGGTGTTTTTACCTTACAAACAATTATAATATGAACTCAAAAACAGTATTAAATAAGATAATGTCACTTTTATCAAAAACAGAAGTTGAATTAACTTATGCAAAATTAGCAGACGGAACAATTGTTGAATCTGCAACATTCGATGTAGGTGAAGACCTATTTGTAGTTTCAGAAGATGGAACTAAAACTCCAGCACCTAATGGATTCCATGACTTAATGTTAAAGGATGAAGAAGGTAAAGAAACTATGTTCAAAGTAAAAACCGAAGAAGGTAAAATCGTTGAAAGAGAAAACGTAGAAGTTGAAATGGCTGATGAGAAAGTTAAAGACATTCCACAGGCAGGCACTTATACAAAGGATGACGAAGTACCTGAAGTAGCTGGTGAAATCAAATCAGGAACATTGAAAATGGAAGAAGAAACCGATGAGGTAGAAACTTTACCAGAAGATGCAACCAAAGAAGATAAATCAGAAATGGATTTAGGTAAGATGATGCAAGACATGGCTTACAGAATTGAAGAGATGGAAAAGAAGATGATGAAGATGGAAGAGACTATGATGCCACCAGTAGACGAAGAAGTAGATGAAGAAGTAATGGAAGAAGAAGAGTTACCTAAATTAGATGGTGCTCCAATTGACGAAGCTACTAAATTATCAGCTGAATTAAACAGAAAAAATTATGGTAAGAAAGTAGCAACTTCACAAAGTGCATTCTTATCTAAACTTTATAAATAAAATTATTAAAATCATTTAAATTAAAAAAATGAAAGCAAAACAAAATTTCGCATTACCATCTATTACGACTACCTATGCAGGTGAGGCGGCTAGTGGTTACATCGCAGCAGCGTTGTTAAGTGCAAACACTTTGGATAAGAAGCTTGTAACTATCATGCCAAACGTGAAGTTCAAATCTGTAATCCAAAAATTAGACGTGAGTGGTATCGTACAAGATGCTTCATGTGATTTCACAACTTCAGGTAGTGTAGCTATTTCTGAGCAAGTATTAACTCCAAAAGAGTTACAAGTTAACTTACTATTATGTAAGCAAGAATTCGTAGATAGCTGGGAAGCTTTACAATTAGGTTTCTCTGCATTCGATGAAATTCCAAAGAACTTCAACGATTTCTTAATCTCTTATGTAGGTGGTAAAGTAGCAGAAGCAACTGAAACATCTATCTGGCAAGGTTCAACTGCAACTAATGGTCAATTCGGTGGTTTCCAAACAGCATTCTCTGCATCTATTGCAGCAGGTGGTGCAACTGCGGTATTAGCAGCTAAGAGTGGTTCTATCGTAATTTCTGGAAGTGTAACTTCTGCGAATGTATTAGACAAATTAAATTCAGTTGTAAACACTATCCCTGATACTGTTTATGGTAAGCCTGATGTATTGTTGTATGTATCTACTAACGTAGCAAAAGCATACCAACAAGCTTTAGCAGGTGGTGCTATCGGTGCAAACGGATGGAACAACCAAATGAACGTGGGCGAAAAACCATTCAACTTCAATGGTATTGAAATCGTATGGTGTCCAGGTATGAGTTCTGACAAGATTGTTGCAGCTCAAAAATCAAACTTATTCTTCGGTACAGGTTTATTATCTGATTATAACGAAGTAAAAGTTATCGACATGGCTAACATTGATGGTTCTCAAAATTACAGAATTGTAATGAGATACACAGGTGGTACTCAATTCGGTATCGGTCAAGACATCGTATACTACGGAGCTTACTAATAAAAACTAATTAAAGGGTGGGTCTCAACACCCACCTTTTTTAATAACAAAACTAAAAAATTAATATATGCCTTGTTCATTAACTCTTGGAAGAAACGAAGTATGTAAAGAAAGCATCGGTGGTTTACAGGGTGTTTACTTTATCAATTATACGACGGGTTCTTTCACAGAAACTGCAGCTCAAACAGCAACTCCTTCAGGATTGTTGTCAGGTGTTCCTTCTGGCTCAATTTTGTATTACTACGAATTGAAAGGAACTAGTGCATATACTGAAACTGTTAACACTTCAAGAGAGAACGGAACTACATTCTTTTCACAAGAATTAACTCTAAACTTAAAGAAGTTAACAAACGAAATGACTACTCAATTAAAGCTTATGGCTTATGGTAGACCTCAAATAATCGTTTGGACTAACAATGGTGATGCGTTCTTAGTAGGTAAAAAAGAAGGTGCTGATATGACTGGTGGAACAATTCAAACTGGTGGAGCGTTAGGAGACCTTTACGGATACTCTCTAACTTTCACAGGTCAAGAACAATTCCCTGCTCAATTCTTATCTGGAAGTACTACGGAAAATGCATTAGGTGGATTAACTGCAAACTACACAGTAGTTTATGGTTCTCCTGCATAATATCATTCGGTATAAACACTAAAAATATTAACCCTACTCTTCGGAGTGGGGTTTTTTTATTTAACGATTTTTATGTAAGTTGGTGTTTTTAATATATAAATCAAGATAATGCTAGCATATTACATAAGCCAGTCTAACTCATACGTGATAAGAACACAGATAACAGGTAGTAATGAATTTACTATGAGTTTGACGGATATGATGGGATTAAATACATTTACTGCTTCTATTACATCTGCTTCATATACTCCATACGAAAGTTTACTATCGTTTACTGCAAGTATAAGTGGTACATTTGTTGCAGACGAATATCGTGCAGTATTATATAATCAATCAGGAAGTGCATCAATAGATATTTGGAATGGTTCTCTACAAGTATATGCATCTCAATCAATAGACAAATCAGTATACGAAAATAAAAATACACAATATGTTTCTCACGAAAGCGAGAACAAATATATCATAATGGATTAATATGAAAGGACAACAAAAATTCTCAATAGTTAATGTAAACAATAACTCTCTTCCTATAATTCAGGAAGATACTAAAACTCGTTATCCATTTGTTCCATTTGGTGTGTATGGCAATGACGACTTCTTTGACGCAGTTACTACTGCTTTCAATGTATCTACTACTAATGCAGCATCCATAGAAGGTATTGCTGATTTAATATTTGGTAAAGGTTTATATTCCAAAGACCAAGTATTCAATGAGACTTTACAAAGAATGATTCCGCAAGAGGAAGTTAAGAGAGTTGCATTTGATTTAAAATTATTTGGTAATGCTGCATTCCAAGTTTATTGGGATGACACACATACTAAAATCAAAAAGATGTACCATGTACCTGTTCAATTATTAAGAGCAGAGAAGTTAGGTTCATCACCAATGATTGAAAATTATTATTATTGTACTGATTGGAACGACCAAAGAAAGGTAAGAGATAAAAAGAAAATACCTGCATTTGAAACCAGTAATGAGAAGATGGAAATACTTTACATCAAACATTATTGTCCAGGTTTGTATTACTACTCTTTACCTGATTGGGTGTCTGCTTTACAATTAGCAATGGCAGAAGGTGAGATAAGTAATTTACACTTTAATAATATTGTGAATGGTTTCTTACCAGCGGTAATGTTAAACTTTAATAACGGAGTTCCTGCACCTGAAGAAAGACAAACTATC